CCGGTAGGGGGGAGTCAAATCTCTACAACCTCATCGTCCAACAACGGGCATGGGGCGTGCGTAACATTCCGCAAAACCAAGCGGCCTTTTAGTCAAGTGGCCGATACAAGCCTCTGAAACCCGCATGTTTGCTGGGCTGGAAGGGGCTTATCTACTGTGCAATCACGGAAACATGGTTTCATGGGGCAGAAACCAAGATTTTCCGGGGGATTTGGCTTCTTTTGGGGTGCGGGGCTTGGGGCGGCTTTGGGGGCATCGGGGCGTGGTTGGTGCGACATCGGCGCGGACAAGGTTCTCGGAGGCCGCTTGTGGCGCGGCTTTGGGCGAGGTGGGTGCGGCATCGGTTGGTCACATATGCCGCGAGACTAATTCCGGCGCAAATAAGCGGTATCAGGACAAACACGTAAAGCATATTATATCAAGATATCAATTATATAGCCGAAAATAGTCAGACAAGTTGGCAGAAATGGAGGTGGATGGCATGGCTAACGGACATGGTGGCTGGAGGCCAAACAGCGGAAGGAAGCGCAAACCCCTTGCTGAAAAAATACTGGAAGGGCATCCCGGCAAGCGCAAGCCGCAGGTACTGGACATCAAGCCGGATAACGATACCCCTGTGCTGGAGTTACCTGAAGATCTCGCATATTACCCACCGCGAATTGGCGGTAAACCCACCGCGCAGGATGTTTGGGAAGATACTGTTGCGTTTTTGAAAACCACGGGTTGTTTGCACCTTGTAGCCCCAAAAATAATCTGGAGCTACTCCATTTACATGTCAAGGGCGGCAGAAGCGGAGCGGATACTCAGTAAACAGGCGATGATTTACGAAGTTGGGGACAAAACTAAAGGTGATAAATTGGAGATAAAACAGCATCCGGCGGTTGATGCAAGCATCAAATATATCACAGCCGCAGACAGGCTTTGGGGCAGAATTTGGGATGTTATTTTACAAAACAGCGTGAAATCCTATGCTTCAACGCCGCACGATGACTTGATGCAGGGGCTTTTGATGTTTAATCGGGATGGTGCAAAATAATGATTCAACTATCCTCAATTTGAGGACAGACGAGCATAAGTGGGTTAATTTTCATCCATTGGTAAAACGCCACCGCTTGAGTAGTTGATGCAAACCGAATCCATGATGTGGCCCTCGATGAAAATTCTGGCCCCGGTTCCATGATGCGGCCCCGATGCAAATTTCTGGCCCCGGTTCCAAGATAAGGCCCGGAACCAAAATAATGGGCTGAAATTAAATCGGGCCGGAAGAACATGGATAGAATATAACCAACTGTTACCGTTTTGGTATCAGTTGCCAAACCGTCGCATACTTTTTTACAGCATTTATTTTTATAAAACAAGGCAGGGATAATATATGGCATATCCAACATTTAACGTAAGAAACCCGGAAACTGGCGCGATTGAGGAAATAATTTTACCCGATGAAAAACGGGGCGAGGAATATGATGCGGCGTTTGATCTTTTTCGTGATGCACAGCCGGACGAGGAAACAAATCTAAAAGCGATGTACCTATACCGCAGTATTGTGGACGAATTTTCCCTCGCGCAATTAAAGTCCGTGCCTCCGTACATAGTAGCCGATTATGCCCGATACCAAATACTCCGTGAGAATTTTTACGACAGAAGCCGCGAAGGTGTTTGTCCGTATTGTGAAGAAACGGTCAAGTTGACGGATATGCACAAACGGTCATATGACGAAATCGCGGAAGCACTTTTGCGGTTGATAAAGCTGTATTCCGGCGGTTTGGAGGTTAGTGTGGATGCCATATAAACCCCTTCGTCAATGCGGTCATTCGGGTTGCGGCGAATTGGTTGAAGCCGGAACGCGCTACTGCCCGGAACATCGCAAGCAGTACAATCGCCGCACGAATGCCGCACATTATGACACGCGCTGGCGAAAAATAAGCAAGCTGTTCTTGGCGCGGAATCCCCTCTGTGCTGAATGTCAAAAGGCCGGACGGCTAACCCCGGCCACCGAAACCCATCACATAATCCCGGTGGACGCTGGCGGCTCGGACAGGGATGAAAACCTTCTACCCCTGTGCAAATCTTGTCATTCACGGATTTCGTTGGCTGAACGGCAAGGATAAATTTGCGACAAAATTATGCTGAAAATATCTGCGCGAATTTTGCACATGCGCCGCACGCAAATATGCACATGAAAATTTACATGCGGAGATTTTATGCGAATAATATATGCACGAAAATAGGTGATACATAAATGGCACAAAAATTCGTTTATACCCCAACACGCTTCATGGCAGAAGATTCCCGCTACGACAAACGCCGCGCCGATCATGCTGTTGCTTTTATCGAACAACTACAGCATACCAAAGGCGAATGGGCTGGAAAACCCTTTCTGCTTTTGCCTTGGCAAGAAACCATCGTCCGGGATTTGTTTGGTGTAATCAAACCCAACGGAGCGAGGCAATTTACCCATTGCTTTGTTGAAATATGCAAGAAATCGGGAAAATCAGAACTCGCAGCGGCGATTGCTGTTTATCTACTTTGCGCTGACGGCGAAGAAGGCGCGGAAATTTACGGGATGGCAAATGATCGCAAACAGGCAGGGATTGTTTTCGATGTTGCTTGCCAAATGATTAAACGACAACCGACACTCAATGCTTTATGCAAAATCGTGGAATCGCAGAAACGCATTGTATTCAAACCCACACATAGCTTTTACGCCGCGATGTCCAGCGAAGTTTCCACGAAATATGGGTTAAACATCCACGGCTGTATCTTTGATGAACTGCTCGGCCAGCCGGATCGCAAGCTGTACGATACGATGGTTAGGGGTGCGGGGGCGGCGCGAAAGCAACCTTTGAATTTCGTCATAACGACTGCCGGAAATGACCGTAATAGTATTTGCTACGAAGAACATTGCAAAGCCATCGACATTTTGGAAGGCCGCAAGGCCGATCCGACTTACTACCCGGTAGTTTTTTCCGCGCCAGACGATGCCGATTGGACTGACCCGGAAGTGTGGCGCAAGGTGAATCCGTCATACGGCAAAATCGTGGATGAAGAATATTATCATAATGCCTGTAATTCAGCCAAACAGAACCCATCTGAAGAACCTCAGTTTCGCCAGTTTTTTCTTTGCCAATGGACGAATACGGTAGTGAAGTGGTTGCCGATGGATAAATATGACAAAGGCGCCGCATCGTTTGACCCGGATATGTTGCGCGGACGATCATGCTACGCCGGGTTGGACTTGGCTTCTACCGATGACATCGCCGCGTTGGTGTTGGCGTTTCCACCAGACAAAGATGACCCAAATGGGAATTATTATATTCTGCCGTTCTTTTGGATTCCACGCGACAACATGGATCGGCGCGTCAAAAACGACCATGTCCTTTACGACAAATGGGTGCGTGATGGGTACTTGGAGGCCACCGATGGGAATATTATTTATTACGACTTCATCGAAAAGAAAATCGAGGAGCTAAATAAAATATACAAAATCGAGGAAATCGCCTATGACCGCTGGGGTGCGGTACAGTTGTCGCAAAACTTGACCCGCGAAGGCTTCAAAATGGTGGAGTTTGGGCAGGGCTTCAAAGATATGTCCCCGGCCAGTAAGGAGCTTATGCGGATAGTTTTAGACGAAAAACTAATGCATGGCGGTAATCCTGTTTTACGTTGGATGTTCGAGAACGTATATATCGAAACCGATGCCGCTGGTGGGATGAAGCCTTCCAAGAAAAAAAGCCGGGAGAAGATTGACGGAGCGGTTGCTACTGTCATGTCCGTTTACCGGGCAGTTAAACGGGAAAGGAAGCCCAGCGGCGGCGCGGTTATCATTAACACATGCGACAACACCTACACACGGGATGGCGTGACAAAACCCATTCCACCAAGCAAATTTGATTTATCTGTCAATCCAAGGGATCGTTATCCCGATTAATCGAATCATATTATGTATTAAGGCGGTGCAACATGGAAGATATGAACATCCAAAAAAAGCATGTATCGGAGCTTAATCCAGCGGAATATAATCCGCGCAAAGATTTACAGCCCGGTGATACAGAATACGAGAAGCTCCTTCGTTCTGTTGAAGAATTTGGGTACGTCGAACCCATCATTTGGAATGAACGCACTGGGAATATTGTCGGTGGCCACCAGCGATATAAGGTTTTGAAACAGCTTGGTGTTGAGTACATAGACTGCGTTATTTTGGACATGGATTCCGAAAGGGAAAAAGCCCTTAACATAGCATTGAATAAAATATCCGGCGAGTTTGATTTGCCAAAATTGAATGAGATTTTACAGGAATTAAGATTATCCGATGGCTTCGATTTCCGTCTGACAGGCTTTGAAGATGACGAAGTGGATAAGCTCAGTCAAAAGATGGCACGGTTAAGCGGACAAATGCAAGAAGATGATTTCGATGTAGCCCAAGCCGAACAGGAAGCGTCTGCTGATCCGATCACAAAACCGGGCGATATTTGGCTACTTGGCAGACACCGTTTGCTTTGTGGCGATTCCACTGACATGGGTGCAGTTGCCACATTAATGGATGGGGTAAAAGTACATCTGATTTTCACCGATCCACCGTGGAACGTCGATTATGGCGGTGCTTCCCATCCAAGTTGGAAGCGGCGGCAAATCAAAAACGATAATATGTCAAAAGCTGACTTCGGTGAGTTTCTGAGTAAAACCTTTAAGGCGGCGGCTTCGGTTTGTTTACCGGGGGCGATTATCTATTGCGTAATGTCGGCGCAGGAATGGCCTAATGTACATTTCGCGTTGGAGGATTCCGGGTATCATTGGTCTTCCACAATTATATGGTACAAGGACTCCCTCGTTCTTTCCAGAAAAGACTATCACACCCAATTTGAGCCATTTTTTTATGGCTGGCTGAATGGCGAAAAACGGCTGTGTCCCTTGCAAGACCGCCAGCAATCCGATGTTTGGCAGTTTGACAGGCCGAAAAAAAGTGCGGAGCATCCCACCATGAAGCCCATCGCGCTGGTTGGCAGGGCAATCAACAATTCATCACGTAACGGCGATGTGGTTTTAGATTTGTTTGGCGGTTCGGGTACAACTCTCCTCGCTTGCGAACAGACCGAGCGAAATGGATATGTTATGGAATTAGACCCTGTGTATTCAGATGTGATTGTAAAGCGTTGGATAAATACGGCAAAAACCGATGCGGGCGTGTTTTTACTGCGTGATGGCATTAAAACGGCGTATAACGAAATTTGAATCGCTTCATACTTACATAGGAAGAAAGACAAGCATAGGAATCCCCTGTCCATGACACTCCAGTACCAATCGCGGCGAAGCTGATTTAACATGGTCTTACCCCGGACGGCGAAGCCGCGAGGGGAATAAACCAGCAGGGGGTAACACGCATGAACAATTACAAATTCGGAGTAACGGGCAAGGAAAGAAAAGCATTGGTAACCGCCATCAGCGAATTGCTGAACACCGAATCACAATATTTGGGGATTCAAAGAGCCTACGCTTACCAAATCGGTGAAGATTTGATTGTCGACAAGGAAGGCACGGCCATCGGGGAACTTCCCACCGACCTTTTGGAAGAACTGGCCGAACGTGGTTTCCAAGCGGAAATTGAAACGGTGGAAGATGATACCGCAATCGAGACCGAAGCCGAAACAACAACCGAGCCGGAAACGGACACCGAAATGGAAGAAGCTGCCGAACCGGAAACGGACACCATTTCCATCACACTACCGCTGGACGGCTGGACACCCGAAAGCCTCGACAACCTTTGCCGGATGGTCACGGCGAAAGAGCCGCTCATCGAAAAGGCACTCGGTGTGGAGGCAATACCCATAAGAGTTTTAGAAAACGGCATCGAATTCCCTTGGTTCAGAGCCAAACACAGCAACGACATGATGGCCTACGCACAATTTATAACCGCGCTTTGCACCACAGCCAAAGAAAAGAAGCGTGTCACAGCGAAACCCCAAGAAACCTTCGAAAATGAGCGGTTTACGATGAGGGTTTGGTTAATCGGGCTTGGGCTGGTCGGGAGTGAGTATAGCAGAATTCGCCAAATTTTAACAAAACCACTTTCCGGCAACGGAGCTTGGAGATTTTTCCAAAACGAAAAAGCGGTCTCGGAGGCCGCTTCCGAGCCGCAAACCACCGATGAGGCCGCAGTATTGCCCGACAACGCCGCAGGAGATGCTCCTGCGGATGAAACCCAAACCGATGACGAATACGCGAACGTAGCCAAAGCTAACGCCGACACAACCGCTGACGAAGGCGAGGTGGCTGGCGATGAGTGAACAAAGCACAAGCCATTTCGAATGGCGTCCTATTATCCTTACCGATAAAGCCACAGGCCGAAAAGTCCACATAACAATATTTGAACGGGAACTATATAAATCTGGATTCTTCACTTTCGAAGACCTCTGGCAGATATACGAGGAAGTGAATAACACCGAAACGGAAAACACCGAAAACCCGCACCAAGACTGAAGTAAAACGGCAACGTTTAACCACAAAACCGAATATTCCGAACACAGTCCCTTTCGCCGGGGCTGTGTGTCGTTCATATAAAAACGATATAAAAAACCCGAAGGCCGCTTGGCTTTCGGGCGAAATCGCTAAAGCGATTTTAACATTTTTACTCCAGCTTGTCAATTTTTAAATCGAGGTGCGTTCATGGTAAAAGTTGTATATATATGTTCGCCGTTTTCCGGCGATGTAATTCAGAACACAGAAAATGCTCGTCGTTATTGTAAATATGCGGTCAGCCAAGGGGTTTTGCCCATCGCACCGCATTTATTATTTCCGCAGTTTTTGGACGATAACTGCCCGGTGGAACGTGAAAAGGGGCTGGTCTTTGGGTTGGTTTTATTGAAAAAAGCAGATGAACTGTGGGTATTCGGCACACGCACAAGTGAGGGTATGCGCCGTGAAATTGAAAAGGCAAACACAGAAGGTATACCCGTCATATACATAAATAATATTTGATTCATAAGCGTGTCCACTTCTTCATATCTATATTGTAGGCCGCTTGTCGGCTCACAATACTAATGAGTATAGAAGGTGAAGATATGGGCTTTTTTTCAAGATTCCGAAAAGAAACAAAAACGGTGTCGAATAGTATCAGCACACACCGCTTTTTTTCGTGGGGTGGCTCGAAGGCCGGAGCGAACGTAAATGAAACCAGCGCGTTACAGACTGCGGCTGTTTACGCTTGTGTCCGAGTGATTTCCGAGGCCGTGGCCAGTTTGCCCTTGAAGGTTTATGCCTACGAAGGCAATGATCGAAGCGGGTCACGGGCTGTACATGAACACCACTTGTATAATCTACTCCATCATGCCCCAAACCCGGAAATGACCAGCTTTTCCTTCCGGGAAACCATGATGATGCACTTGTTAATTTATGGAAATGCCTATGCCCAAATAGTACGCGATGGCGGTGGGAAAGTGATCGCTTTATATCCGCTTATTCCTTATAAAATGGAGGTTTGGCGCGGTAATAACGGAAAAATTTATTACACCTACTGGCAGAACAGGGACGAAGCTACTGCCAAAGATGATTCCAGCGAGGTGCGTTTCCGTAAAGAGGATATTTTACACATTCCCGGCCTTAGCTTCGATGGTTTGTTGGGCTATTCACCCATCGCTCTTGCTAAAAATGCCATCGGTATGGCGATTGCCGCAGAAGAATTTGGTTCTACTTTTTTTGGAAGCGGTGCTACACCCGGCGGCCTCTTGGAAGTACCCGGTGAGCTTAAAGAGGAAAAAATGGATGCTCTTCGGCAAACATGGGAAGCCATACACGGCGGAACACATAACTCCAACCGAATGGCGATCCTCACTGATGGGCTTAAATACCATCCAATCGCTGTCCCTCCAGAGCAAGCGCAATTCTTGGAAACCAGAAAATTTCAAATAACCGAAATCGCACGTATCTTCCGTGTGCCTCCACATATGATTGGTGATTTAGAGCGGTCAACCTTTTCAAACGTGGAGCAACAGGCATTGGACTTTGTTAAATATTGCATCAATCCTTGGATAACGCGCTGGGAACAGGCCATGTGGCAGAGCCTTATATTGTTGTCTGAACGCAACACGCACTACATCAAGTTTAACCTTGACGGCCTCATGCGCGGCGATTACGAAACCCGTATGCGC